TTGCTTGGTAAGGGTAAGTGTCTTGGTTGTCGTACCGCTCACATTTGCAGCAGTCAAGCTCCTATCGTATGCAGTATCCCATTCAGTTTGTTCAGCATCGCTAGGCAAACTATATCCACTTGCATACGTTACCGCTAAAGTTCCGCTTTGCGTAAGTGGACTATTTGCAACACTAAACCCAGTAGGCATTGTAAGGCCTACTGATGTCAAATTTGTTGCAGCACCACTAGCACTATAATCCAAATTCACATAAACGGGGCTTGGATTTCCACCACTAACCGTAATATTGGTTACATCGTAAGTAACCTTTATGACTGGTTGCGTTGAGCTATATGTTACTTTAATAACTATCATTATGATGTAACTTGGTTTTGAACTTCAACGAATCCTTGCATCCAAGTATATTTATTAGTTGAGATCGTTACTTCAAGTTCGTATGTATATTCACCAGCCGTATAAGTTGCCGTTTGAACGGGCGTTAAACTTACTTTTCTAGTGTGATTGTCAATTTGCACAAAGCTAGCATCAAGCCATTCGATCATCACCGTTCCGCTTGTGTTTTTAGCTTGTAACTTAAATGAATAAGTACTCACATCAAGTGGGGTATCTTCGCACTCATCTTCATAAAAAGAATAGGTGATCACATAGGTATCTCCCTTCTTTATGGGTTTCATGTTTAATTCACCTATCATAACTTATCTGCTTTATCTTTTAATTCTAATTTAATCTCATTTAGAGCTTGCATTATTTCTTTAAATTGAACAGCAGTCTCATCTTCTTTTTTCTCTAAAGTTTTTAGCCTAAGATCATGTTCTCTGATCTTTATTTTCATGTCGGTGTATAGGCGAATAGCACCTAATCCGAATGCTATTGTTTGAACGCCAAGAACTAACCAGAAATTTGCTTCCATTTGCTTAAAATTACAACATTTTTTATAATGCGATATATACCGCTTTTACAACTTTTCCATTATAAGAAGTGCCAATATTTATACTAAAAGTTGGAGTTGTACCCGTAACCGTATAGTTATAATACCATACTCCTTCTATTCCAATTGCAACGAGTTTATAGTCATCTGGATCTCTAGCAGTAATTGAACCACTTGATACGGTATAACTATCTACTTCAGTAATTTCAGTCAAAGGACCAGTTCCTTGAAGAGTAAATGAATATCCAGCATTTTGGCTAGTAGTTGAGTTTAGTGATAAATCTTGTATAATGCAAGAAAATTGATATACTTTATAATTTCCACTTGCATCAATCATGTCTAAATAACCCACAAACTCTTGATCGCTGCCTTCAATAAAATTATCAAAAAAAGTTATTGGTTGCAAATTTGATTGCACCATTTTAACTAGACCGCTACCGCTAATACTAAAACTTGTTCTATTTTGTAAGTATTCTCTAAAAACACCATTTGTTCTAGGTGCTAACTCTAAAAAATCCCTAGTAATACTTATTTGAGCATCCTTAGTACAAGCAAAAGGATAAACTCCACCACTTGCGTTTGTGAATGCTAAAACTAATCCTTGTGCCGTTACTACTTCTGCCATATTAATTTGTTAAATATCTGTCAACATAAGTATCAAAAACTTGAGCAGTATTTGTTATATAACTAAAGCTCATTGAACCTCCAGTCAAATCAATTGAATAAATATTAGTATCCATCCATACGGTTAAAATATCACCATTATCCAAAGTAATACTATTGGTACTTAAATCTACATTAAAATATTCTGGACTATTGTTTATATAAACAGTTTGTGTATTTATTGCAGTTCCATTTAATCTTAATTCAAAGTTTACACTTCCAGCACCAGCACTATTAATAGCCCCTGAGACATTACAAGCGATATTTACATTAATGGTATTTGCGCCATCGTATGTAATATTTGATGTTCCACCAAGTGAAAAGTCTGCTGGGCTTACAATTGTCCATGGAACATAATTTGTTGAAGTATATGAACCAGTAGTTACATCCGCTTGGAAATTCTTTGTAATATTTGATCCTGGGTCTTTTTGACTATCATAAACCTCAATAAGAGTTGCTGACCAAGTTGCAGCATCAAAATCTATCTCACGCATATTTAATACATAATATATTTTGTCTGGATCATCGTCCACAAATATAAAAGTATTAATAAGTCCAATTGGCTCGGTATTATTATTGAACTTCAATCCATAACAATTAACATCAATCTTATTTCGATTAAATTTATTATGTTCCCAATATGTAATTAATGCTTCTTGTATGAATGGAAAACTTTCTTCATCATATCTATATCTATACCATTCGGCATTTGTAAGTGTTAATGCATCTGACTCAAATAATGTACCCTTAAAATTATAAGATACATTATCCTCCAAATAAATCATATTTTCACTTACATTTCTTAATTTATCAGTCTTTTCATAATAAAATTCATGACCAGTTATATTTGATCTTCTTTCATCTGTATTAAAAATTGGAATTGTTTCTAATTCAAAATTTTTAATATAAACCTGGTTATCTGGATGGTATAAATTATATTGACTATAAAAATTGAAAGTAAATTTACCAGTATAAGGAACTGGATCAGCGGTTATTGAAATAGAATTCCAATCTTGTAATGTTTGTTCTTTTGCAAAATCTACTGGAAAGGTAATTCCTTTTGGAGGTATTACCGCAGTAGAAGCATCATATTCATGCCATTTACCTTCTGAATCTAAAGTATAAGTTCCAAAATTAGTTTCTAGTATTAAAAAAGCAACCCTTGCTTCTCCTTCATCTTTTTTAAATCCATCATCACCAATAAAATTATTTCTATCAAATAATTTATATTTTATATCAAAATTAAATTTTATTTGATCAAATATTCTTACATAACAATATTCTGAAGCAAGCCAGCATCTATCAGTTACTGATGCTGAGTATAATAAATTAAAAAATACCTTTCTTTCACTAAGAATTGTATCTACAAATAATTCATCAACTGCGTAATCCTGACTATTTGGAAGTGGATTATAAAATGTATTTGTTTTAAATTCCCAGTTTGCTAAACTAATTTCTCTTAAAGAAGCATTTTCGCTTATCAAATCACCTCTTGTAAAAGATGAATTTTGAACACATTCAGCAAACATTTCATAATTCCTAATAACTCTATCCTTTTTCGTTCTGCGAATTATATAACGCAACATTTCAGGTGAAACAGGTTGCATATTTTCACCTACACCAATATTTGCATCATATCTTTTATTTGATGATGTCCTCGTACCTCCTACATTATTTCTAAAACCCCTTAAATCAGTATTTGTAGGTATATATAAATCTTCTAATCTTAAAAAATACCATTGTCCTTTATATTGGAACATGGTTTGGCAAAATGATGTATTAATTTTATTAAGTACATCTAATTTGCTTTCATATTGCTTTGGTTCAATAGCAAATGTTCTTGCATCAAAATAGCATTGATCTAAACACATATCTGTATTAGTATCATTCATTGACGAATGATATAAGCTATTATAAACTCTTGATTGTATTAAATTTTGAACACTTTCTTGTAAACAATAACCAATTGCTGCCCAAGGTGTTATTTTGCCTACTATTTCTACACCATTATTACTAAATTCCTTTTCTGATAATTGTCCTATTCCTTCTGTCGCAGTTAGCGTTAAAATATGACTTGTAGAAAGCCATGTTTCTTGAAAGTTATCTTGTAAAATATATCCATACCAATATGGACTAAATGATCCAAATGAAAATATTACTAAAATGTCATCATCATTATCCATTGTAAAATTATCAATGGTTACTGATGAATCTGATGCAACTATATTAATTGTAGCTTGTTGTGGCCTATAACCTTTAAATAAGTTTTCGTCTGTATTATATTCTGACAATACAAATGGTCTGGCTGCTGGAATTAAATAAGTTACTCCTCCAGTCCATCCTTCATAATGAAATTGAACCTGACAAGTATCACCTTGTCGGTTAATAAATTCCATCCTATATTTTTCTTGTTTAGCCAATTCTACTAATATTAGTGTTTGTTCTATTTATTGCTCCTACCAAATCTGATCCTCTTAAACTTAAACTTACTGCTCCTGACATTGCAAGACCCCCTGGATTAATACCACCAAAATTAGCAGATCTTGACCCACCAAATCCTAATGCACCAGAAAATGCCTTTCCAAATGCCTGAAACCCAGTTAAACCAGTTTTTAATTGTGATCCAGAAGAAAACCCACCAGTTAATATTGTTGCAAGTAAAGTTATTATACCAGTAGCTAATATTTTTGCTGCTAATTGTTTTAAATTGTCTAAAACTGCTTTTCCAAATTCTTTAAATGAAAATTTTCCACCATCAAGCATTTTTCTAAATTGCTCTTGCAATGGATCAAAAAATACCTCACCTAATAATGCAGAAGTGGCTTGTATATCATCTAACATTTTTTTCTGCGCTTCTTTCATTTTTTTCTGCGCTTCTATAACTTGTGCCATTGCCTTTTCATAAGCTGCTGGTCCAAGTCCTATTATATTTTCAGTAGATGGAGGTATTAAATCAGTTAATGATTTTTGTGTTTTTTTCCACTCTTCTCTTATTTGTTTAAATGTATCTTTTGCAATTTCTAAACCAGTATAAAATTGTTCAGTTAATCTTTTATTTAATTCACTGTCAATAATATCTTGTTCTAATAATTTTAATTCTTTATCTAAGGCATTTCTTAATTCTTCAAATGCTGTTTGTAAATCTTTAGGAGAAGAAACAATAATGTTAGCAAATTTACCAGAAAATCTATCTTGTAGATTTTTTAATATTTCATTAAATTGTTTTACTGAATTTGCACCTTTTGTTAAATCTAAATTTCCTAAATCATTAAAGAATTGAACTCCAGCATCATATATTGATGTATTTTTTAAATCCTTAAAAAATTCAATATATTCTTGAGTAGGTCTATATGCTTCAATATAATCTCTAACAGATTTTGCAGCTTTACCAGTTTTTTGTATATTATCAATTAATAAATTATTTTCTTCATTAATTGAATCTATTAATTCTTGTTTTCTATTATTTAATTCAAATGTTTTGTTAGCTAAATCAGAAACTACTTTTTCAGATTCTCCTAATTTGCTTTTCAATTGTGTTGCAGCTCCACCTAAAGCAGCAGATGATGATATAACTTTTTTATTATATTCATCTTGTTTTTTTGCAGAATCTACATTTTTTAAAGCAGTTTTTTGTAATCTATCGTTTTCTTTTACTAATTCATCAATTGCAGAAATCTCATCTGCATAAGCTCTTACTTTAGATTGAGAAATTAATACTTTTGTATATTTTTCTGTTGCTGCTCTAATTGCATCAACATTTTGAGTGCCTATTGTTAATTTACCATAATAATCATCGCTTATATTTTTAAGCGATTCTAATGCTCCATTTTGTTCTTTTTGGGTTAAAGTTAAATCTGTCGCTTTAGCAGTTAAAGATTTTATAACTTCTATTTGACCAGATTGTGATGCTGCTGCATCATTACTTATTTGCTCAACTAATTTTTGCTTTTTACCATATTCATCTAATGCTTTTATTTGATCTTCTAATTGTTTTTTAAAAGCATTTTGTTTTCCTAATAAAGCATCAATAGCAGCTCCAAGGCTGCCATATTTTTGAACTAATACTGTTATGATTGATGTTACTGTGCTAAATGCCAAAAATATACCAGCAGGGCCTATTAAACTTTGTCCAATTGCTTTTAATGCTGGTAATACTTTTCCATTTGTTGTTGTAGTTAAATTACCAAATCCTTGAATAATACCAGGAAGGTTATTTTGAACTCCTATAAATCCAAAAGGTAAATCTTGGACGGCTAAAGATAAACTTGTAATAGCAGTTCTTGCACTTTTACTTGAATTCCCTACTTGTTCTATTTTAGGCGCAGTACTTTGAACTTCTGTGCCTAATCTATCAAATGATTTTAATAATCCTTGTTGTGTATTACTTAATCTAGTATATTCTCTAACTAATTTATTTAATTGTTTATCTCCAGTTGGAAGTGAATTTATCTTTGCAGATAATTTATCCATTTGGTCAGTAACTAACTTAATAGTTGCTAACATCTGATCGGCATTGGCCTTAATCGGTATAATTAATTCAGCACTCATTTTGCCAATCTTTTAAATATTTCCTTATATTCTTCTTCGTCAATTTTAGAGATTTCTTCGTCACCTGGTAACTCCCATAATTGCTCTGGTGTTTTTGGTGCAGTTTTTGGATCACCCATCAACCGCACCATTGTAAACATTAAAAGTCTAACTAACTTATACTGATCAACTTTAGATTCATTATGCCCATTAAGCATTAAAGAAAAATGCTTTGGACTTATATTATAAAACTGATCAGGCAATAATTTTAGTTCACCAAAAGCAAACTCTTCTATTTCTTGCCACGAGTACTCTTTTTTTTTGGCTGCTCGCCTTTTTGAGTTTCTTTTATAAACTCATTTTCAGTCCATAACTTAACAATTTCTTGTATCTGAGTTAAAAAACTTTCGTTCTTTAAATTCTTTTCAATTGTATCTACAAAAAATTCTAAATTATATTCTGGAACAACTTCTTTAATTAAACAATTATTATAATAGCCACTATATAAAATATGAGCTATTCCAATCTCGTTTAATTCGTTGTTCTCAAATCCAATTCCAGTTGAAAATTTTTCGGATAGATAGCGAAAGCTAGCCATACCGAATTTGATGCCAATTTTCTTGTCATCAATAGTTAAAGTAGTATAATTCATAATTATGCAGTTACGTCAATTGCACCAGTAGATGCTATTGTTCCAGAAAAGTTTACAAATTCAGTTGTTGCTTGATTTAAAGTCAAAGAAGTAATATATCCTTTGAATTGATGATAATAAGCAGCACCTGCGCTTGATCCAGTTACAACTGGGTTTTGAACTCTTACTGATACAAGTGTTTTGTTAGCAAATGCCGTAAGCAAAGAGCTATAAGAAACTTGTGATACAGAAGGTGCGGTTTCGCAAATTGCATCAAAATCCAAACTCATTTGTGGCTCACCTACCGCAGTAAGAACTCCACAATTTGTTTGATCGGTGGTAGAATCTACTGTTGAATTAACAGAAGAAGTGCGCAAACATACGAGGTTTAAATATGACGTTCCACCAGCTACGTCAATCTCGATGTTTTGCAATGAACCTTGTACTTGTGCCATTGTTGTTTTATTTTTGGTTTACTAAATTGTTTATTGTTATTATTTTACGGGCAACATAGTTGTCCCCATTACGCAAAGGTAAATATAAAGAATTTATTCGTGCCATAGGATATACCATAAAATCTGAATCACTAAATCCATCAATTTGGCTATCTGGTATCAAAATATTCAAAATTTGTCCAGCAATATTATCAACTACTGACAAATCGTTAATTCTATATTGTTCACTAAATATATCTATATCTACTTGTACTATATTTTGAAATGTATTATTGGTATTATTTGCTTGTTCTGTTATAGATGATATTATAACATAATTTTTAGGCAATGTTTTGAATGGGTCTTGTCCATACACTGGCACATCCTTACCATTATATGAAATATTGCCATTTAAAGCATTTACATAAATCGTTCTTACATTATTTGAGCAATCTTTCATTATCCTTTAATTAAATCTTCTATTCTCTTAACCATTTGCGGGAAAACTTCTCTTACAGATGGATAAAAAAATGGTTGTGCTGGCGTATGCCCAGGTTTACTTGTTTTAAATGTTGCTGCATATTCTTGCCATTCATTGTCAAGTGATGGTACATATTTTTCTGCAAATGGGCCTGTTCCAAATTCAACATAAGCGGCATATCTTACATCACAAACTAAATCATAAGCTAACTTACTATTTTTATCTGGTTCAACATGAATACTTGCTCTTAATCTACCATTTGGTGTTGCTGGGGCTTTTTGTTTGGCTCTTGTAGCCATTTCTTCAGCAGATGCCAATATTTCAGCATCAATTTGTTTTACCAAATCTTCTGAATATTTATTTAAGTCAGCTTTTAGCTTATCAAATATTTTATTCTGATTTTGAAAAAATATTCCGTCAGCCATTATATAACAACCTTTTTATATTGATGATAATTAAGTCCATTCCAATTTGGATATTGGCTTATAAGTGCTTGAGGATCAGCATTCATCTTCTTACCCCTATTCTCGTATTGCCAAGCCACAAGTGCCATAATATCATTTGCAATGTCCTCTGGAACTGAGCTATATCCACTTTGATATTGAATTTCATAGTTGCCTTGAGTATAAAGCCAAAGTTTGCCAGCAATCACCTCATAATCTTCATTCTTTGTCAATGTCTCCCAACTATTCATACCCGTCTTAATTCTAACGCTATCTATACAAATCACTGGTCCATAAGGCAAATCCACCATCCATACACTCGGCTCAAATCCAGTTAATTGAATATATGTTTTTAATAGTTTATTTACAAAAGCTACCCCAGTTAGTTTTTCAATATGTATTCTTGAACCGTTTATCAGTGATTGTATTAAAGTATCGTCTGATGTATAATCAATTCGCATCCAATTCTTTGCATCCGTTAAGCTAACTGGCTCAACAACCCCATCAGCTAAGATCGTTGTTCCGTTTATATATATTGCCATACTTACTTATATTTATTAACCATTTCTCTGAACCAGGTCTCAAATTGATCAAGCGCTTCTCTCGGATCATGCTCTCTTGATCTCTCTTTTGCTTTTTTGGATGCCTCACTATATTTTTTGGCATCATCCAGTTCAGTAATTGCTTTAACCCAGCTTTTAATATCATTCCTATCTTTTATGTATATGCCAGCCTTTCCACAATTCTCTACAAGTCCTTCAGCCATTGAGCTTATAACGGGTATTCCGCTACACATAGCCTCAGTTGCCGTTCTACCCCAACTCTCGTAATCACTTGGCATTAGTAATATCCTAGTTTGCTTGTAATATTGCGTAATATTAGGCGAATTAGGCACTAATTTTAAATTTGGAAGGTTTGCATCCATTTGAGGATCATAGCTCCCTAAAACGCCTAAAAACCGCTTATTTGGCAATGCACGAGCAATTTGTTCAAATATCTTACCGCCTTTGTTCTCGTTGGTGTTTATCAGTGTTATGCACTCGTTCTTCGCTGGGTCAATTTTTAGGTCATAATACCGATAATCAACGGGAGGCGTTAGTATAAAGTTATCCCAATTATATTGCAATTTCTCTTTTAGCCAAAAAGAGTTATACACA